ATCCTGAAAAGTTTGGTGGCAAGGCGGGCCTGAAGGAATGGTCCGCCGCCACCGACTTTTCCAAGCTCCCTGCCAAGAAAAAAGAGACGCACCGCGAAGGCTACGTGCGCCGATACAAAGCGAGGTCTAAATGATGGAAACAGCAATGATGGACGGACTTTCCCATAAACCGAAGATGCCCAAGGGCATGAAGGATGCGCGGAAGCATGGCGTGGCGCATACCACAATCGAGCATCACCACGACGGCAGCCACAAGATCACTCACCATCACGTCAAGCCGGGAGTTGAGGCCACCACTCACGGCGCCCCGGATATGGAAGCTCTACACGATCACCTAGAAGAAATGCTAGGTGGTAAGCCGACCGAAGCGGAGATGGCTGAGTAAATGTCCCGTAAATGTAGTAAATGCGGCCTTGATTTTCACGCTTGCGAGCACCGCTTTAGGAGTGAGCAAGCATCCCAAAATCAAGCTACTTCCAGAAAAGAAACAGCAGATTCTAATTTGCGGGCAAGAGAATTGCCCTATGTAGATGAAGACAAGTTAGAGATAGTACGTATGCTCGGAGATTATAGAGTAAGAATCCCAAGAGGTTTCCGCTTAGTTTAATGCCCTCCGAGCGGTTTACAGATGAAGTAGAGGCGTACATCAAGGACTGTGGCGGACCCGCCAAGTACTCCGCTCGGCGTCGCAAGGCTCAAACCGACCTATGGTTCCTATCGAAAGACATCTTTCACCGCGATCTGTTCGAGAGAACCCATAAGCCTGTAGTGGATTTCTTCCTGAAGAAGACTCCGTTTGAGCCAGCGTTCCAGCAAGACAGCCGCTACACTCTGGGAGACTTCCACGACGCCATAGAAGCTCTGGCTCCGCTAGGCCGACGAAAGGGAATCTGTCTCTACCCTCGCGGGTCGTATAAATCTTCGCTGGATGAGGACGACATCACGCAATTTGTAATCAACTTCCCCGACATTCGCATTCTTATCATGGTAGGCGAGTCGAGCCTAGGCGAAGCGTTCGTACCTAACATAAAACAGCGATTCATTCTTGAGAAAGATCGCGAGCCTACCGAGTTCCAGTTGCTATTCCCCAAGTTTGTAATTGACAGGGAAACGGACAGCGACCGCGGCGGAGCACAAGAGTACTGGTGCCCCTCGCGTAAGCTGGCGCAGAAAGAGCCTACGCTTGGCTCTATCTCGATCCTAGGTTCTACTTCCGGCTGGCATTGCGACGTTCTGAAGTGCGACGACGTTATCACCGACACTACGCCAATTGCCGACCACCGCTCACGCAGCAAGATCATGCGTAAGTTCGTGACCACGGCCAACTTGCTTGACCCTCACGGAGTTCTGGAGCTTATCGGCACTCGCTACCACGAGGAAGACTTATATGAGCACGTTAAGACGACGCTTAAGGATTCTCGATACTTATGTGGCGCTTCTTGGACTCCTCTTCCTTATGCGAAGAGTAAGAAACTTAAGGACCTTATCGAACAAGATGTCCTATTGCTTTTCCCGGAGCGACAGGGCTTTGCTTTCCTTCGTGAGAAGCTGTTACTCGATGAAGAAACGTTCTGCCTCCAACAACTAAACGATCCGCTAGCCATCGGCCCCGCAGTAAAGTTTCGCCTGGAAGATCTGCGCGCAGCAACCACGCAAGTTCCGCAGAATAACGCGTTCAAGCGGTACAACTTCTGGGATGTGGCGACTACAGATTCGGAGGGAAGTGACTACAGTTGTGGAGGCTTCATCTCCATTGACACACAAAAGTGGATAGCCTATCTCCATGTCCTGATAATGGACAAGTTCACTCCTTCCGAATTAGCTTTCCAGATTGCCAAGTTAGCCAAGGAAACCAATCCCGAAAGAGTCATGTTTGAGAAGTACGTAGCTACTAGCAATAGCTGGCTGGAACAAGAAGTCATCAAGAATGCTACCGCGTGGGGTTATGCCATTCCTGTGCATGCGTTCAAGACGGACAAGGGCAAGAACGCGAAGGGCATTCGCATATGCGGGCTGGAGCCGTTGATCCGCGGAGGCCGGCTGTTCTTCTCGAATCTAATCCCCAATATCGAAATGCTGTACCGCCAGTTTACTGACTTCAAAGGCATGCCGAATCCTAAGCGCCACGACGACGGCCCCGACATGCTTTCGTTTCTGCGCATGGTTATGCCTATGACTGGCCTGGACTTGCCGAAGCCTGCCGAACCCGGCCTCGAACTTGGCTTGCAATCGCTGAACAACGCCGCGAGTAACGCCGCATGGATAGCGGCTCAAACCAAGGATGCAGCCGTGCGAGCTTTCCTCGCTCCCATGCCTGCAAAAGTAACCGTGAACCAAATCAGGCCCGAAGGATATTTCCCCGGTCAATAAATGGCTGACGCCATCCTAGACAAGTTCGTCCAGCAAGGATTAGACGCGCAAGTAGAGCGCGAGCAGATTTCGCTTGGAGCAGAGGATGCCCTAGCCGACCGGAAGTATGACGACGAAGCCGCGCTAAAGATTCTAAAGCAGGACTTGGAGATCGGTGAAGGCGACAAGATCCTGCTGGACTTCACGCACCTGTGGACTGTATCCGATCAGCTTCTACAGCAGCCCTGGCTCAATACTTTCTTCTTCAATCCAGCGAAGGCTAACGTCCCGCGTTATACGCTCTCCAACATCATCGACGTAGTTACAACCAAGGTTCATGGCGCTCTGTTCTTTGAAGAGACGCCGTTCATGCTTCTGCCTAACCCGAAGCTGGATCAGAAAGTAATGTGGGCCAAGGAAGCAGTTCTTGAGACGCAGTTGCGAGAGATGGAATTTGACATTGAGTGCGACAAGGGCTGGTTTCAATGCGCGCATCTCGGAACGCAGATTTATAAGTATGGCTGGCTGGATTCGACTAAGAAGGTGCCAGTCTTTAAGGCCAAAGGGGAAAAGGAAAAGTTCAATACTCCTCTCGGCAGCAAGGAAGTTGACACACCGGAAAGCGATGAGTTCGAGCTAACCTACGAAGACGAAGACATTCACCGACCGTGGCTCAAGTGGCGCGATCTGCGGTATATGGTTTGCGCTCCCACGTGGAACGAAGGCGACATCCGTAAATGTCCGTGGGTCATAGATACTGATTACGTAACCTTCGATGACTTGGATGTGTTGCGAGATACTCCGGGTTATGACATCCCATCAAGGGAACAATTGGAAGCGCTATTCTTTCCTCCGACCGCAGAGGAAGCAACCCCTGGAGATATATCCGAACGCCAACCCGATCAGATGCGGGCATGGCTCGCCCATGCAGAGGGAAGGGAAGTCAATGACTCGTCCGATCCGTACGCAAGAAAGCTCAAACTACTCGAACGATGGGACGGACACAGGGTTACAGTCGCCCTCAACAACTCCCACGGCTTCTTACTCATTCGCAACGAAACTCACGACTTCGGAGCGGTTCCTTATTTGTCTAGCACATGGCGTACATTGCCTTCTTGTGGGTATGGGCAGGGTTTGGGCCAACTTGTCGGACCTGACCAGCAAGTAGAAAAGGGCGTACTGAATGCATATCTAGACATCCTTGCATTCATCGCAAGGCCGTCTTACGTCCGTCAGAAACCTCTTAACGCAATTTCCCAAGACATCAAGATTGACCTGGGCTCAATCATCTCCGTGGAAGGGCCAGTAAATGAAGCGTTCAAACTCATTGAACAGCCGAAAGTCGATCAGTCACTCGTCTACGCCATTGAAGCCGCGAAAAATAGTGCAGCGTCTACGTCGGGCGCGAATGAGTTGTTCGGTCAGGGAAATACGGTATCTGGTGGACGCGCTACGGGCGCTAGATCAGGAACCGGGGCGCAGCTCGTCGGTCAGGCTCAGGCGGGACGCCTCGACGGGCCTCTGGAGCGTTTCATCCGTCAAGTGTTCATTCCTTGGCTCTACATCATGGATGAAATGAACTCGAAGCGCCTGCCCACCCGCACGCTGCGGGAAATCCTCGATGACGACATGGAGCATGATTACAGCAAGTTCGATCACATCGCATACCGCAACGCCCGAGTGCAGTATCAAGTGCTTGCAGGCTCACATCTTGGCCCACGCAAACAGATGGCTGAGTTTATGCCATTCATTCAACAGACAGTGAATACGCCTCCAATCATGCAGGCCGCGGAGCAACAGAACCTAACATTTGATTTTGAGGTTTACTTCAAGACTTGGGCGCAACTTGCCGGCTTCAAGTACTCGCAGAGCTTCTTCCGTGACATGACTGAGGAAGAAAAGCAGAAGGCGCAGGCCAACTCGCAAGCCGCATTACAAGCCGGGAAGCTCCAGGCGGCGCAGGCTTTGCAAGGCCAGAAGGATCAAGGCAAGCAGCAACAGATAGCTGACCAGTCGCTAGGCCGCGCAGCAGAGAAGACTTTGCAGCATATGACTGAAGCCACGATGAAGCCGTTAACCGACCAGGAAGGCGACATAGGCGCAGGCACGTGACCCGCTACGAAGTAAAGCTAAGCGAACAGGAAATCCTGAACCTCCGGCAGTTAATGACCCAGCCCGGTTCCGATGCGCTTCTGAAGCTCTTTCAGGCAGAATCTCTATACGCACAGACAAGAGTTATGGAATGCGAGGACGCCGACGAAAAGAAGCGCTTACTACTGCTCACCGACGCGCAGGCCACCTGCAAGGTAGTAAGTAATTTGACCCGCAAACTCTTTAGCTACCGGGAAATGAATATTCCTGAGCCTACGCCAGAAACGGTAATTTCGGAAGCGCTTTACGATATTTGGGAGACGACAACATGAGTACGGCTACTCAGCCTATCTTTACGCAGGAACCTGAAGTTGACAAAGAGACAGGGAAGTTTGTCTATAGCTACCAGCCGAGAGACTCTGAAGGGCAATTCATCGGCAAGCCTTATCGCTTCCTGTACACCGACCATCAAGATCTTATTCGCCAGATCACCGAAGCAAAAGAGCATGGCGACCGCTACATTCACGAGGTAAAGACTGGCAAGAGGCAAGTTCACGGCGAGCCCGCGGTTCCGCAGCACGAGTTCAAGCCAGCTCCAGAATCGGCGGAAGAGGCTGACCGCAAGAGGCGCGAAGAGTTCCGCAAAACCGCAGAGGAAGAGTTCGGGGCTCCGCTCGATGAAGTACGCACCAGACTCAAGCGATCCGGCGAACTCGACGAATATCTTCTCGCCCAGAACTGGGCGCTAGCCAACGAAGCTAACGGCTATTACATATGCCCGCAGAACGGTAAAGCCATCATGGGCTACCTCGCGGAAAACAAGCTGCGCTTGAGCGCGGCTAACTTGGATTTAGCGTTTTCGGAGCTGAAGGAAAAACTCATCCAGAAGCCAGAAGCGCCAGTAGTAACTGCGGACTCCACGCAGCAGCAGCCCACCCGGGCAGAAGTAAAACCGCAATCAACCGGCATCATCCCCGGACAGTTCGGAGGCACCCGCCCTGGAACGCGCACGGAGAAACAGCCATTGACCGCGGATAGGTTCCGCCAAATCAACAGGATGTCGCGAGACGAATGGAAGAAGCTGGAACGCACCAATCCAGCTGAGTTCAAGTCGTATCTCTCGATGAAGTTCCCGGCGCAGCCCCAGCAGTAAAACTTTCATCCTTTCGGGTGAAACCTAAATGCCTTCTCCTACACAGGCAAGCAATACAGTTTCAACCTTGGTTCAGGCCCAGATCACGGAGTTTGATAAGAACTTCGTGGACAACCTGAAAGGCAACACCCCGCACCTTCGCTGCATGGAGATCCGTGAGCAATCCGAGCATAGCGGTATCAATCGCGCATTGTTCATGTATCAAGTAGCGGTTCCAGCGGGTAGCACCAACCCAGTCGGGCAGGGATACGCCCCGATTCAGATTGCGGACGGCACTCTCAGCAATCCGATTACTCTTACGGTTAACCAGCAAAACAGCCAGTTGGGTGAGTACGGCGACTTCGCAACCGTTTCCGCGTTTGCACAGTTTGCTGCCCTCGATGACGCTACGCTGAACGTCGGTAAGGAACTCTCCTACCGCGCGGCGCTCGGCATCAACGGCCTTGCTCAAGCCACTGCGGACACCCTGAACACCACGGACTCTACCGTGTTGACTCAGATCACTTCCGGCGCGGCACTCGACCTCGCCACGGTACGCGGCGGTAAGCAATCGCTGATCTTCCGCTCTTGCCAGCCCGTACGCCAGGGCAAGGCTTGCGCGGTTATCTGCCCCTTGGTCCTAGGCGACCTCTGGGCCGGCACAACCGTTAACAACTCGGCAGTGGACTTCTGGAAGTACACGGAACAGGGCCAGGATCGCTTTGATGACATGGCGGGCAGTGAGCAGGATACGCCAATTGAGCTTCCCGGCACGAACATCGTGTTCTACCAGTCGCCGTTTGTTACCCAGCAAGCCAACCTCAACGGTCACGGAATCGCATACCGCACCTACGTTTACATGCACCAGGCGGTTATTGCGATCTTCGCCCGCGTTCCGGGCGACACCGACGTTGAGCCTTCGGACTACCGCTCCATCAAGGTAACTCTAACCCGCAACCTGCCTTCGTCTGCCTTTGACCCACTGGCAACAATTGGCAACATTGCCGGCTACCGTTATCACGTTGCGTTCTCGCTTCCCCCGGACACCACCATGCGTGCGCGTCAGTGGGACAGCGTAAGCGCATATAGCTAAGACTATGGCTGAGATCCTCGATACTCGCGAGATACCCGGAACCAAGCCTGTTGAACTCAAGGATGACAATCCCTG